GTTTTTACGAATGGATACTGCATATGATCGGTCTGGGCGTGGTCGACAGCACGCCAATTACGAGAATAGAGAATCTCGATTAACAGGCAAAACAAAAAGAGGGCGCTCGAACGCCCTCTCTCCGCAATGATGTGTTACTGGCAAGATTAGTATAACATATTACATACATTATTGCAAGAGCGGAGGAGCGATAACGATGAGAATACCGTGGTACACCCGAAAGCAGATAGAACATGAGTTTTTCAACTATGAATATTATCAGCAGGAGCTAATCGAGGCAAAGAATTTAATATTGTATGGTAGCCCATCACCGCCGGATGGACAGCCAAATGGCAATCAGACAAGTAACCCGACGGAGCAGAAAGCTATAAAAATTATCGAAAGCACAAGCGTTATCGCTCTCGAAAAAACTATAAGAGCCATCGAATGGAGCTTGCAAAGCTTAACGGACGAGCACAGGCAAGTGTTCAGGGAGATATACACTCGATGTCGCCAAGACTATGGGGCGGTGGCAATAGAGCTACATATATCGCCCGAAACCTTGAAAAGAAAGAGAAGAGAATTAATCGAAATGTTCGGTCTTAGATGGGGCATAATTAAAAGTTGACCTTTTTTTGACCTTTTTAGGGGTGTTTTCTGTGTTAAAATAATATTGTGCAAAATTTTAATTGTAATTCCGAGCTGTCATCTAAAAATGGCGGCTTATTTTATTGCACAGGAATGGAGGATAGTGTTTTTGTGCGTTGCTCCTACACGGATGCCGAATTTGAAAAAGTTTAAGGGATTTATAAAAACTTCTTGACAACTACGTTAAACGTATGATAATATATGCTCGTAGCAGGGTAACGGTAGCGGTTGTTTCCAACTCCCGAAAGACAAGGGGGTTGATAATATGGAGAGTATGGTCATCATATTTTACATAATTTTATTAACTTTAATAGTTATTAAAAAGAAATAACCGCACCTAGCGGCGCGGCTCTTCTTACGAAATTCTAAATTTTAGTGGAAGCAACCGCGTACGAATGCCGTTACCCTTGTTACTAATATAGCATATCGAGGGGTGATTGTCAATAAGAGACTACAAGAAAGAATTGGCGCGCGAAAAAGAAACATACAAAAACTATGTTTTTCGTGCCAAAAAGAAAGATGGCGAAGTAGAGCGTTTAGAAAAGGAAATGAATGGACGTACATTTGCCGAGTGGGTTAGAGAAAAATTGCATAAAAAAGAATAGCCGTTGCCCTCGACAAGCAATCACGGCTATTCACCCGACAGAGTTTCCTCTACCTGTAAATAATTATAATACAGGTAGAGCTTTCTGTCAATCTAAAATTTGATAGGAGGCTTTTTATTATGGGAGAAAACAGAACGTTTTTGGCGATTGAATGGATGGACGCTCATAAGGCGTATGCTAAATTTTACAAAGAATTTGTCACTGTCTTTCGACTAAATGGCGTACAGTGCGTTGCGCTAAGAGGTTTATGTGACAGATTAGAGTATTGCATGAAAATTGAGACAGAAGCCAAGGCGATAGGCATTACGGTGGAAGAAGCTCTTGAAATACGAGAAAGGGAGGCTGTTACAGTATGAATGAATTACAAATTTTCAAAAACACGGAGTTTGGCGAGATAAGAACAATCAAGGTTGAGAGGCAGGTATATTTTGTGGCGTCTGATGTGGCAAGAGCTTTGGGGTATGCAAGACCAAACGATGCTATAAATCAACATTGTAGGTATACGGCGAAACACAGTATACCTCATCCGCAAAGTGTTAGTAAAACGATGGAGGTTAATGTCATACCCAAAGGCGACATATTCCGTTTAGCCGCAAATTCAGAATTGCCCGGCGCAGAAAAGTTTGAAAGTTGGATTTTTGACGAGGTACTCGTATCGGTAGAAGAACATGGCGCGTATATGACACCCGAAACGATTGAGAAGGTGCTTTTAAACCCCGACACTATAATCAACATAGCGACACAGTTAAAAGCGTCACAGGAACGTGTACGGGTGCTAGAAGTGGCACGTGAGAGCGACAAACCGAAGGTGCTGTTTGCTGATGCGGTGTCGGCATCAGAAGGGACTATACTTATAGGCGAACTTGCAAAACTGCTAAAGGGAAATGGCATAGAGATAGGTCAGAATCGCTTGTATGAGTGGTTGCGCCGTAAGGGCTATCTTATCAGTCGAAAGGGCACGGACTATAATGCTCCGACACAGAGGGCGATGGAATTAGGGTTGTTCAAGGTGAAGGAAACGGCAATAACACATTCGGATGGGCATGTGACAGTGAACAAGACAACAAAGGTCACAGGGAAGGGTCAGCAGTATTTTATTGATAAATTTTTAAGTAGCAACGAAGCGGCAGGGCTTGGCATAAATCAAGCGTCGAAGGACACGGCGGTGTAAATATGGAAAAAGCTAATGGACTAATAGGACAGAGATTCGGTTCACTTGAAGTTATCAGCAGAGACACTACAAAACCACAGGGGCATGGACATAAAATCTATTGGAATTGTCGTTGTTCCTGTGGGGACCACGTTTCTGTGAGGAGCGACCACTTACGAGGCGGCAAAATCAAGTCATGCGGTCATATTTTAGGTGATAATACAAAAACAGATGCTATTGAAAAGGCAATAAAGAATAATTACATTGTTGCAAGGTATGATGATTATTCAGAAGTTAGCCTAAACGGAATGGTAACACTTGTCAATAATGATGTAGCAGAGAAAATCATAGGTTGCAATTGGCTGTTAAGCACAGCGGGATATTTGTGTAGGCATGGAAATGATGGAAAATGGATATGGTTACACCGTTTTATTATTAATGCCGCCGAAAACGCGAAGGTAGACCATAAAAATAGAAATCGGCTTGATAATCGGCGAGAAAATTTAAGAATTTGTACAGATGAGGAAAATGCACGAAATGCTAAGATACACAAGGATAACAAATGCGGATTCAAAGGGGTATATCAGAGCGGCAACAAGTTTTACGCAAAAATAAGCGTGAGTGGAGAAAGTATACCGCTTGGCAGTTATGATACACCCGAACAGGCACACGCTGCCTATTGCAAAGCGGCGGTAAAATACTTCGGTGAGTTTGCTTGCTTTGGATAGTGTACACAATTGAATATGTTCAGATGAAGAGTGTCTATATCGGCACTCTTTTTTCGTTGAAGGGCGTAGACGGATGCAACAACGCGGAGCTTGTGACGAACATATAGCTTTTGGCGAAACAACATAAAACACGCATTAGGGGATGAGGTGGTGTTCATGTAATGGAAAAATGGCAGCAGGCATACAAAGACTATAAAAAGGGCATGAAGTACAAGGAAATAGCCGAAAAGCACGATGTATCGTTGAGCGCTGTCAAGTCGTGGGCATCGCGATATTGGAAGTCTGAAAAGGTTGCAACCAAACAGCAAAAAAAGTTGCAACCTTCGGATGAAAAGTTGCAACCAAAATCACGTGGCGCACCCAAGGGGAGCAAGAATGCGGCGGGCAATGGCGGGGGTGCACCCCTTGGCAATAAGAATGCCTTGAAGCATGGTGGATATTCCACTGCGTACTGGGATACTTTAGATGAAGAAGAAAAAGAAATGCTTGAGGGAATGCCGGAAGATGAAGAGACAATGCTATTGTATCAAATACGGTTGTGTGATGTTAGGGAGCGCCGATTAATGCAGGCCATCAATAAGTATCGCAATGCCAAAGGTGGGTTGGCTGTCAGCGGTGTTCAAACTACATACACTAAGCGCGAATTTGATGATGAAGCCGAACGAATACTGTATGATGAAATCAAGCAAGAGAAAATCAAAGAAAAAAAGATTAGTTATCTTGGTTATGACAAGACAACGCACACTGACACTGACGCTACGATTAACATTATTCAGCGCTTGGAAAATGAGCTTACGCGGGTGCAGCGGCAGAAGACACATTGTATTGCTACACTTAATAAGCTAAGGCAGGACGGCAGCAAAGGCAATGAAGTTGTAGATGATTGGGTGTTAGCTCTGTTGGAGGGTGAAGGTGATGAATAGAAAGACCTTATTTTCACAACGGCTGCCTGTATGGAAAAAAGAGCCTGTCGCATTTTTCCGTGAAGTGCTGCGCTTTGAGGTTGATGATTGGCAAAGAGATGCTGCTATGGATTTGGCGTCAGCTCCAATGGTTACCATACGAAGCGGACAAGGTGTTGGCAAAACGGCTTTTGAAGCGGCGTGCTTATTGTGGTTCTTATGTTGCTTCCCCTTCCCACGTATTGTAGCGACAGCTCCAACAAAACAGCAGTTGCACGATGTGCTATGGTCGGAGGTGGCGAAGTGGCAGTCTCGTAGCCCTTTGCTTACGGAGCTTTTAAAGTGGACAAAGACGTACATCTACATGAAGGGCTATGAAAAGCGTTGGTTTGCGGTTGCGCGTACAGCAACCAAACCCGAAAATATGCAAGGTTTCCATGAGGACAATATGCTTTTTATAGTGGATGAGGCTTCCGGCGTCGCTGATCCGATTATGGAAGCGATACTCGGCACTCTCTCGGGCAAGAACAATAAACTTTTGATGTGTGGTAATCCCACGAAAACGTCAGGAGTTTTTTTTGATAGCCATACGGCAGATAGGGCTCTGTATAAATGCCACAAGGTTTCATCAAGGGACAGCGTACGAACCAATAAAGAGAATATAGAAGCGCTAATACGCAAGTATGGTGCAGAAAGCAATGTTGTTCGCGTTCGTGTGGACGGTGACTTCCCTATACAAGAAGATGATGTACTTATACCAATTTCGCTGATAGAAAAATCAATCGCGACGGAGCCTAAAGAATCTAAGCGCCCGTTGAGCATCCGCATTGGATGCGATGTAGCGCGGTTCGGTGATGACAAAACTATTATAGGATATAAAGTAGATGAATGCGTTACATTTTACAAAAAACGTAACGGACAAGACACGATGAAAACCGCTGACGATATCATAGCGTGCGGCGAAATGCTGCTGAGGCAGTACAAAGAATACAAAGATATGGTAACTGTCGCGGTAGACGATGGCGGTGTGGGCGGCGGTGTTATAGACCGCTTAAAGCAGATGAAACGCAACAATCCAAAACGATTCGAATGGTTAGATGTACTTCCAGTCAAGTTTGGTTTGCGGCTAAAGCATAAGCGTTACCATGATTCAACAACATATATGATGGCGATAGTGAAAAAATTGCTACAGCCGTTCGATGATGACACAGGTGAAGAAAAGCCTGTTGAACTTATCCTGCCGAACGATTCCGACCTTGTTGCGCAGTTATCCAGCAGGAAGTATTCAATAACAGAGAATAGCAAGATGTTAGTTGAAGGAAAAAAAGCAATGAAAGCACGCGGGTTGCCGTCTCCCGATGAGGCGGATTGTGTGTTGCTGTTGACCCTTCCGACGAAACCAAAAAAGAGGTGACATTGTGAAAAATAAACAGAGCGTAGGCGTGAGGATAGTCAAATCATCAGCCGATTCTGTCGCTAAAGCGGCTGGAAGTACAAAGCTAAACACTTCTGAGGGCAAAGGTGCTGATGAGTGGATTACGCCACCGTACAATATGGCAGGGTTGAGGGAGATTGTCAAGAACTCATCCATACTGCCTCAGTGCATCAGTGCGTATAAAGGCAATATTGCCGGATTTGGCATAGGTGTGCGCTACAAGGACGATGTAAAAGAGACTGAGGCAATGGCGGGCGAGTACACAAGAGCTGAAAAAATAATAAATCTGTTAAGCATTGAAAAAGACATAAAAGAGGTGTTTGAAGATATTATTGCAGCACGGGAAACATATGGCATCGCATTTGTTGAGGTAATTCGGAATCTTGCAGGCGAGGTTGTCCAGATAGAATTTATCAAGGATACAGGCTCGATTCAACAGACTTGCCCTTTGTCGCCGCATATTGAAAAAGAGTTTTATTACGCGGGCGAAGTAGTCCTGCGTAAAAAAAAGTTCTGTAAATACAAGCAGAGCGGAGATACAAAAACAGTATACTTCAAAGAGTTTGGAGATCCGCGATTGATGGATAGCACCACAGGAGAATACGGAAAAGATATTCCACTCGAAAAGCAAGCGAATGAAATAATAGCGTTCACTATAGGCACGGAACATTACGGTGAAGTGCGTTGGTGTGGGCAAGTGTTGGGTATTGATGGTAGTCGCAAGGCGGAGATACTTAATAACAGGTACTTCACGCACGGCAGGCATACGCCTATGATGATTATGATTAAAGGCGGTACGTTGACAGATGATAGTTTTACCAAACTCCAAGACTATATGGATGGCATACAGGGAGAAGCAGGACAGCATGCATTCATAGTATTGGAAGCAGAAAGTGTAGGGCGTACCGATTTTGAAGGTGAGCCAGGTCCTGACATAGAGATTAAAGACCTTGCGGCGATACTGCAAAAAGATGAGCTATTTCAAGGATATCTAGAGAATAACCGTCGCAGAACACAATCGGCGTTTCAGTTGCCGGATTTGTATACAGGATATACAACAGACTTTAATCGTGCAACAGCTCAATCGGCAATAGAGGTTACCGAAAAGCAGGTATTTCAGCCGGCGCGGAATAGCTTGGCGTGGATAATAAACAATAAAATCCTTAGCGAGTATCGGTTTCAATATGTTGAGGTGTACTTTAAAGCGCCTGATATATCGAATCCCGATGACCTAGCTCGGATACTAAATATCACGGAGCGTGCCGGAGGTCTTACTCCTAACAAAGCTAAAGAGATTTCGTATGAACTGCTGGGTGACGATTTCGAGCCATACAAAGGTGACTGGGGTGACACGCCGCTTGCGTACTCGCGACCACAACAGTCCGCGTTGTCTCCGGGTGTAGGGCAGCAACTTGAAAAGCAGATACAAAAGGCGGCGGCACACAATGATGATGCCATTGTTGCGATTATGAAGGAAGTACGCACATTGTTGATTGCGAAGTCTGAGGAGGGATAGTATGCCGAATTGTGATGGACTTTTGAATGCCATTAACGCATATATCGCAAAAGCCGATAAAGACTTAGCTGATACACTTGATGGCGAGGGATTTGCAAGTTCGGCAGAGAGCGTCGAATTAGCGGCACGCTTGGAGGACGATATTGCAGATGCACTAAAAAGTGAGGATGTCCGAATTGTTTCTGCGGCAAAGGACGCCGTTGACCTTGAATCATTTGCAAGCGACGTGTGGCCCGATATCAGGGCAAAGGATGATTTACGTTATAATGTTATGAATGTAGTTCAAGAACAGCTATCTGATTTTGTGCCTAAGCTTATAAGCACCTACATAGCGCAAACTGACAAACGAGTTGGATTAACGCAGATATCCGCAAAGACAACAGCGTGGGTATCGGACTGGAGCGAAGAATTAGGCGGCTTGATGAAGCTGAATACACATACTGAGATTGAAGGCATATTGAAGGCGGGGCTTGAAAAGGGATCCGGCATACAGGAGTTTGTCCGCGCGATTATGGACAGCGATATCCGTGATACTCAGTACAAAGCAAGGCGAGTGGCGATAACAGAAGTGTTGCGCGCGCATTCGGTTGCGCAGGAGGAAAGTATACAACAGTCCCCGGCTGTATCTGGCAAAGAGTGGCTGCATACCGGCGGGCATTTGATAGCGCCAAGGCAAAATCATGTAGATATGGATGGACAGATAGTCGACAAAGATAGTCCTTTTGAACTACTAGGTGCAGATGGAATGACTTACTATCCACAGTATCCGCGCGATACTATTTTACCACCGGGCGAAAGTGTTAATTGCCACTGTATACATACAGGTGTTGTCTCAGAAGATGTGCTTGGTCTATCGCTCGATGAACGCAAGCAGTTACAGGAAGAAGCGATTGCCGAGATGGACGATGATTGGGAAAAAGAGCTTGATGCCAAGAACAGAGCCAAAGCCGGAATAGATGGCAAATACGACTATGAAACTATGCGTAACGCCGAGCTCGACGCTAAATGGGATGCGTTTCAGGGCATGAGCAGAGATAAGCAATCAGAATATTTCTATGGAAGCAAGCCTAAAATGGCACTGTATGATGCAGGCATTATTACAAACGGAAAAACCCTTGCGGAAGTGAGGGCGAAAACATTTACAAACTTACGAGAAAGAGGTATAATAGTAGTGCCGAGCGCGGTTCGCTCCGAAGCTGTTGTTGGCAATTATACAAATCTCAGAAATCCGAACAAGCCGCCGGGCGGTAATAATGGCGGTAATCCTCGATGCGGAATGCACGGTCAAAGCGGCATAACCGAATTGGAGAAAAGAGGGTTTACATACGAAGTTACTAAAACGTATGACAACGGCGTAAGAGTCGGAAATATACAGCATCATGTGGATAGAGGTAAGCGAGAAGAATCCGGACAATCGTGGTTTCCTGAGAGTTGGAGCGACGATGATATACACGCGGCGGCAACGTATGTCGCCAATGAACGCGGCGGTGGGGTTGGCGAGGTCAACTTCGGCGAATATAACGGCGTGAGGGTAGGCGTTGTGCTTGATGGGAAAGGCGGCGGTACGGCATTCCCGGACAGAAATAAACAACCATAAGGGAGGAACAGCAATGGCTATAGATGCAATTAAGGTAGTCGCAATTATTGAAAAACGGAAAGGCACTCATCCTGAATACACAGCCGCTCTTGATGATATTCGAGCAATGCTTTTAGATACACTGGGCGATGTCGAAGATGATATCATTGAATTTGTGCGAAATGCGGATAAAGACACACAAGACTATGTGTCTGAAATTGCCGAAGGGCTGTACGACAAATTTGCTACCCCTAGAATGGATAAATTTCTTGGTGAGATGTACCCTGCGTATTGGGTGGACATGTTGGGAATAAGAGATTAAGCACTGAAATACAACTAAATAGTTTTATTAAATCAACAGTCTATATGGCTGTTTTTTTATACCATTTTTTACCCGGGAGGAGGTGAAAATATTGAGTACGCTAAGAAAAGCAAGAGAAATAACGGATGCGAAGATACAATTCGTATCACTTGTGGGCAAGGCGGCAAACAAGCACAAGTTTATATTAACCAAAGCAGAAGACGGCGATGAGCCGTCCTTTTTGTCGTATGGGCGCATTCTGAAAGCGGATGTAGACAGCCACTATATCACTGGTATTGTGTACGAACCTATGACCGAAGATACAGACGGCGATTTTATGACTGAAGCTGAAATCACGAAAGCTGCTTATCATTACGCTAAGTTTGGAGACAAGGTCGACATACAGCACGATTTTGAACCAATGGAAGGAGCAGCAGTCGTTGAAAACTGGGTTACGAAATCCGATACCGTAATCGAAGGGCAACCCGTGAAAAAGGGCACATGGCTCATGACGGTTGAGGTAAACAACAGTGACATATGGGATGCAGTGCAAAAAGGTGATTTCACAGGTTTTTCTATGGGCGGTGTATGCAACTATGCCGATAGTGATGTGGACTTGGATGCGGTGAACAAGACAGCAAATGCGGATGTTACCGAAAAACAGGGGCTTCTTGCTAAAATCGCAAAGGCATTAGGACTGCAACCTGTTGAAAAGGGCATTTTTGCTGAACAATTCCATGAGGCAAGCAGGATATCGCGGTTTTGGAATGCGTTCAACATACTACAAGAAATTTTAATGCGCTGGGATCGGCGCGAGGATAGATATGTGTTGAATATCAACGAAGAAGAAGCGCGAGAAGCAATGTCCGAATTTGTTGAAGCAATGACTGATATTTTATCCGAAAAGTCCAATATTGCAAAATCCATAGCTGCCGAATGCCCCATCACAAAGTCTGGCAAGAAAATCAGCGCTAAGAATCTAAGCACAATTAAAACAATTTATGACAATCTCGGTGGTTTTTTGTCCGAGGTTGACGTTCAGGAGGAGGACGGAAACGTGAACAAATCAGAAATACAGGCTATTGTAGCCAAGGCTTTAGAGGAGGCAGGAATAACGAAAGCCGAACCGACGGCAGACCCTGCACCTGCTATGGCAGATGTAACACCTGAAAGCATACAAAAGATGGTTGCAGATGCAGTCACTAAGGCGCTTGCACCGAAGGAGGCAGAACCTGTTACAGCAGAAGCCGTGCAAAAGATGGTTGCAGATGCAGTTGCTGAAGCGGTTGCACCTATACTCAAAACTGCTGGCTTGCCCAGCAATCTCAACGGCGAGGGCGTGGTCGCAAAGGGCGACGATACGCATTACCTCGACGGAATACTTTAAGGAGGAAACGAAATGCCTACAAACAAAAGCATTGTAAACAAAGCAGCACTTTCAACAGACAATATGACGGCGGGTTTGCTCAATCCCGAACAGGCTACGCAGTTCCTGAAACAGATTTTCGAGGCGACAGTACTTGGCGGTGTTATCCGTAAAGAGGTGCGCCGCGCTAAAACAGGTGTGATTGACAAAATCGGCATCGCGCGTCGTGTTGTTCGCAAAAAGGTCGAAGGTATTGACGCGAATGCAGACGGTAGTGCACCTACGCTCGACCCGACAACCGGTCAGATTACGGGATATCGCGCAGTGCCGAATTTTGCGCAGGTACCATATTCCACTGTGGCGGTTCGGCTGCCCTGGGAAATCACAGAGGAAACATTGCGAGAAAACATAGAAGGGCAGAATCTTGAAGCTACGGTGACGGCACTTATGACGACACAGCTCGGAATAGATATGGAGGACTTAAACCTCAATGCCGATACCGATACTCCGTCGAGCGACCCCGATTATCTTTTCTTGTATATCAACAATGGTTGGATCAAGCAGATATCAGGTGGCGGGCATGTGGTCGACGCATCAGGAACATCGGGTATGGCACTCAGTCTGTTTTATGACGCGTTAAAGGCTGTACCGAACAAGTATAACAACGGCAAACTTCGTTGGCTGATGTCGCCGCATCGCGCCCAGGAATGGGAACAGTTCTTGTTAGAACAGGGGCTATCAAACGGCGCAAATTTCCCGGACAGCTTGTATAAAAGCCCGGCATCTATTCCGGTAATTGAGGTTCCGGGAATGTCAGATGACAAGATTATCCTTACAGACCCGAAGAATCTTATCGTCGTAAATACATATGACATCAAGATACGCAAGACAACCGAAGGCAAAGACGCAATCATGGCAGATAAGCGCTATTATGTTGTACACCTTGATTTCGATAGCATTATCGAGGAACTTGATGCAACAGCGATTATCGAAAATATATCGTAAGGGAGGAACTCAAAATGTATAAAATCAAACTCATCCGCGGACATTCGTACAACGGATATGGCGTAAAGGTTAAGGCAGAGCAACCTTTTGTCAACGTTGAGGATAAAGAAACGGTTGATTTGCTTATGGAGACAGGACGCTTTGAGCTTGTAGAAGTTGCTGATGGCAATGGCAAAGAGCCTGATAGCGGCGAAGATGTAGTCGAAAAGTCGGTTGACAAAATGAACGAAACAGAACTCGATGCGTACGCCACCGAAAACGGAATCGACCTCACAGGGTTGAAAAAGAAGGCTGAAAAGCTTGCGAAAATTCAGCAGACAGTTGCTGATGGCAACGGCAAAGAGCCTGATTTCAACGACGGCAACGAATAGGAGGTTTCATCATGGCTGATAGACCGTGGGTAATGCCACAGGAGGTCAAGGAGTATTCGGACTACAAGGCGGTGCAGGATAGGGCTGATGCAAAGCTCGCTGTTGATATCACAAGAGCAGAGCAATATGTTATATCATACACGAACAACACTTTTGAATCAGTCGAGAAGATCCCTGCCGAGGTGCACACTGCGGTTACGCTTATAGCCGAAGCCTATGCGTTTAATGCAGGGAATGCTATTCAGGCGGGAACATACAAGTCTGAAACGCATGATGACTACTCCTATACCGTTGCTGATAGTCAGCACATAGATGTTGATATGCTTGGTATAGCACCGCTTCTTGATGGTTTTGTGATTGCAGAGCCAAGGAGCGGTGTAACTATGCGTATTCGCAAACTGTAAGGAGGCGCGTATGAGTTTTGACTCACTATTAAATCACAAGTGCGACATTTATCATATTATCAGAATTGACAAAAGTCCGGGATTTGGACTTGCGGAATCGCCGGCGTTTGAGTATGCAAAAACTCCTGATGTAAGCGAGGAGCCTTGTCATTTTGGGCATTTTGGTGCCAGTACAGTCTTTCCTATAACTCAAAACGAGCCGCAAGCCGTTATGGATGCACAGGTAAAGCTTGCGCTGCCTATGGGCGCAGATATCCGCTTGAATGATAAGGTTGTAGATTGCGATACGGGGCTTGAGTATACCGCTGGGCATCCGCGAAAGGTGCGGGAACATCACAAAATTGTCTATCTGAGGCGGACTAAGGAGCAGGCTATATTATGAGCAATAAATATGTTGATTTTGACGTTGGGGAATTACGAGAGTTTGTCGGTCGTTTGAAATCGGCGGCAAGCGGTGACTTCAAAAGGGCTGCGTCGCAGTTTCTTGAGGATGTGGGGTTTGATTTTTTGCGTATCTTGGCTGATGAAATTGTTAGGCGTGATGTTACAGACAGCAGGCTTTTGCTCGCAAGCTTTCGCAAAGGCAGTGAGCATAATATATGGGAGCTGAGCGAGGGCGACTTGACCCTCGAAGTGGGTACTAATATCGAATATGCTGCGTATGTTAACGACGGTCACTGGACTAACAAAAAAGGCGTAAAAGCACGTTGGGTTCCGGGGTATTGGGAGGGCAAAAGATTTATCTATGACAAGGATGCAAAGACAGGAATGCTCTTAAAACAAAAATGGATTGAGGGAAAACATTACTGGGAGAGTGCATTGCGTATTTTAGACAAAATTCTGCCAAAATACCTTGATAAGAAACTGCAAAAGTGGCTTGACGACTATTTTAAAATGTGAGGGGGCAGCGGATATTGATAGAACAAGAAACAGCGAGTATTATAGCATTCATACTCGCCCATGCCGGACCTGCACACCCTTATTATCATGAGGTGCCACAGGATTTTATATATCCTGCCGTGTATTTCCCCGTACCCGAAATAGAAACAAGGGGTGAAACGCTTTCTGCGTACGCAGCAGAGTTTGTATGGTTTATCAATTTTTTTGACAAGACTACGCAGGGAGCTTACGCGTTGGCGTATGGGGCGTTGCAGGCGATTAAGCAGTACCGTAACCTCATCCCTTTAACAGATGAAGCGGGAATACCTGCAAAAGAAGGGGTGCGTATCAAAGACCCTATACAAAAAACTGTGGAGAGCGGAGTGGTGCAATTGCAAATAGGATGGATTAGCCGCCGACCGTATAACCGCGACGAGGCTGAAAAGGCATTTGAATTTATTATTAATATTGGAGATAAAGAGCATCTAAGCGATTAGATGCTCTTTTCTGTACCCGATAGAAGGAGGCAGATATGGGAAAGGGCAATGGACAGAGCGCAAAGCCGGGCGAGAATCATGCTGTGGCAGTTTCCGCTTTGAGTGAGTCGAGTGTGACACAGGCAGTTTCGAGCGAAACAAAATACGAGCTTAGCAAACTACGCGAAAACTGCTTGCCCCTGTTTGGCGTAACCACAAGTATATTCGATGGTGCTACCGAAGGGGTTAGCGGACAGCAGACGATTGAAAAAACAAAGCGCACCATAGATGAATGGAGCGGAAAAGAGCTAAGAGTCTGAAAAATAATACATATAGAGAAAGGTAGGTGACAAGTCCATGCGAGTTTTATTTGGAGTTTATGCAAGATTAGCGCATGGACATAATAATGGCAGGAGGAACTTTTGATAAACGCATAGGCAAAGTTCGCTCGGGTGCATATATCAATTTCGAGGGAACGAATCAGGAAATACTCAATCCTTCGAGTCGCGGCGTTGTGGTTATTCCGCTGATTGGGCATGATTACGGTCCTGAAAAGGAATTTATCACAATTGACAACACAGCACTTGATGCAGCTTACAGCAAGCTTGGGTACAGCATTTATGATTCTGACCCGGCGGAGAACATGCTGCTTATACGTGAGGCGTTTAAACGTTCTCGCACGGTGATAGCATACATACCGAAAAGCGGCACAAAATCTACCGGAACAGGCGGCGGCGCGACAGCGACGGCTAAACACGGCGGTACGCGCGGCGATATGTTGAGCTATTCGTTTGTAGCAAACCCGGTAAGCGAAAAGCTTGATGTCGCTATTTTCTTAGGCGGCGGACAGGTTGAACAGCACGATGGATTGACTACGGTTGAAGAATTGGCTGAGAAAAACAGCGAGTACATAACATTTAGCGGTACAGGAAACCTCACGGCTACAGCAGGAGTTACGCTGGCGGGAGGCGCAAACGCAAGCACAACTAATAAGGATATAGGCGATTTCATTGATGCGGTGGAGGGAGTTGCATTCAACACCCTGTGTTTCCCCATTGCAGAACCGACTCTGCAGGCTGCGGTCGTGTCAAAAATCAATTATTTGCGCGATGGCGTGGGCAAGACTGTCAAGGTTGCCCTGCCTAAGTACAATGCTGACAGTATGGGCGTCATCAACGTAACTAACTCTGTAGTCGTTGACGGAAAATCGCTCTCAGCCGCTCAGGCATGCGCGTGGGTAGCGGGAGCAGACGCAGGAGCTACGATGCTGCAGAGCAACACAGCGGTTGTATACGAGGGTGCTACGGCTATTGTGGAGCCTAAGACCAACGAACAGGCTATCGCGGCAATTCAAAACGGCGAATTTTTCTTTTCGTATTCGGAGCAGGGTAAAGTTGTTGTTGAGTATGACATAAACAGCCTTGTGACGTACGGAGACAAGAAAAGCAAATCGTACAGCAAAAACAGGGTTTTGAGGGTTTTTGACAGCTTTGCAGAGTCAATACAACTCAATTTCCCGCCGGGAAAATACGACAACTACGGCAAGGGTTGGGATGTTATGGATGGCGTAGGAAGAGCTATCTTGAAGCAGTACGACGATGCCGGAGCGATTAAAGATGTTGACTATGATGCGGATTTCAGGGTAAACAGAGAGATGTCTAAAGGTGATGAGACGTACTTCGATGTTGGTCTTGCCGCCGGCGACAGCTCTGAAAAACTCTATTTCAACATAGCAACGAGATAAGGAGGACGAATAAATGGCTTATAACAAAAATCCCATATCGCTGCGTGAAGGTTCTGTTTTCCTTAACGGCATAGAGGTTATGGACAGCGTTAAATGCAGTGTTAAATTCACACCGGACACATGGAAGGGGCGTACGCTTGGAGAGAAGTCGCCAAGTTCGCGCTGGCTCGGGTATGAAATATCCGGCTCGATAACGCGCCGCCGAAGCAAACCTTGGCTAAAGGAAATGATAATGGAGTATATCAAAACGGGTGTAACTCCGGAGTTTTCCGTTCAGGGCATATCGGATGACCCTAACTCGGATTTCTACGAGGAGTTTGGCACCGATACCGTTACATTGGTGGGGTGTGTGCTGACAGGCGATATAAAGCTGTTGGAGCTTGACAGCGAGGGTAATGTTCTTGACGACGAGATCAACTTTTCGGCAAAAGATATGGTTTAAACAGCAGAACAATAATACAATGTGGCGGGGATGGACACATCCCCGCCT